CAAGGGCGAAGAAGCCGCCCGCCTCCGCGGCGCGCCTGACATACGCGATCGCACCTATTTCTACACCGGCAAGCCAAACGCAGTACGCCCAGAAGCAGGACTTGGCCCTAACGTCTACACAGCCCAGGGCGAAAACCTCTACAACATGAGACGCGACCCGGCCAAGCTCGGCATCTTGGCTGACGTCGTGAACACCACCTCACCGATGGCACAGATGAACCCTGGCGCCATTGACGCTACCCAACGCGCAAACGACTTTGAGCGCCTCATGCGAGCCTACGGATATGCCGGCTACTACAGCCCCGAGGCTCGAGTTGCCACCGTGTTTGAACCCACAAGAGTCAAATTAGCGAAGGCACTACGACGATGAACGACGGAACTTTTAAAAAGGGTAGAAAACCTGGGCCGGGTAGACCGAAAGGATTGCCTAATAAGTCCACCCAGGCCGCCAGAGAAGCCATTGCGCGGTTCGTAGACGGAAACGCAGACCGTCTCCAAGGGTGGCTAGATCAGATCGCGGAGGAGAAGGGGCCACAGGCTGCCTTTGACTGCTTCAGCACCCTGCTCGAGTACCACGTTCCGAAGCTGGCACGGCAAGAGATCACCGGCCAGGATAACGGCCCGGTTAAGGTACAGATCGGATGGATGGCTCCCGAATAATTTTGCCCTATCGCCCGCGCAAGGCGTTCATGCCGTTCCATGAACGCACGAAACGCTGGGCCTGCCTTGTCGCGCACCGCCGCGCAGGCAAGACCGTCGCCGCCGTCAACGACATGATCCGCGCTGCTGCGATGTACCAGGGGCCTTATGGCCTATTCGCCTACGTCGCACCGTACCGATCCCAGGCCAAGGCCGTGGCATGGCAATACTTCAAGGATGGCGCACACCCGATCATCCAATCGGTCAACGAGCAGGAACTGACTATCACGCTCATCAACGGTAGCCAGATTCGCTTGTTTGGAGCTGACAACGCAGATGCGATGCGCGGAATGGGCTATTCGGGGGTATACGCCGATGAATATGGAGACTGGAAACCGAGCGTCTGGGGTAACGTCATTCGCCCCGCCTTGAGTGATAAAAACGGATGGTGCGTGTTTGGCGGTACTCCAAAGGGACGCAACCAGTTTTATGACATCTACGAACTAGCCACTCGAAACCCTAGCGAGTGGTTCCTGCTGCGCTTGCCCGCCTCAACCAGCGGGATTCTCCCGGCGTCCGAGCTAGCCGCCGCTCAAGCGCAATTGACCGAGGATCAATACCAGCAGGAGTATGAAACCAGCTTCTCGGCTGCCCTCCTCGGTGCTTTTTACGGTTCAGAAATGCGTCAGGCAGAGGATCAAGGTCGCATCACGCGGGTGCCATACGATCCCGAGCTGCCCGTATATACAAGTTGGGATCTCGGGTATCGGGACGACACCGCGATATGGTTCTACCAGGTCACGCGCGGTGAGATTCGCTGCATCGACTTCTACGCCGTGTCGGGCGCTGACATCCACGACATCGCCGAGGCGGTCGAAAGCAAGCCGTACAAATACGCCAAGCATTACCTGCCGCATGACGCCAGGGCCAAGAGCCTACAGACGGGCCGCAGCATCATCGAACAGCTCGCGGTCTATCTCGGCGCCGGCAAACTCGCTGTGGTGCCGGACATTGGCCTACAAAACGGCATCCAGGCAGTACGCATGACGCTGCCTCGAGTGTGGTTTGACGCAGAGAAATGCCGTGACGGCATCGAGGCGTTGTGCCAGTACCAACGCGAGTACGACGAGGACAAGCGCAGTTACCGGGTTTCACCGCGGCACGATTGGACATCACACCCTAGTGACGCATTCCGAATGCTTGCGGTATCATGGAGCGAGGTCGCTGACAAGTCCCCAACATTGGAGCAAAAACCGCTTATGGTTGGGCCACAGAACACGGTGACGCTGAACGATATGTGGGCAGTCCACGATCGACAGACGTCGAGGAGAGCGCGGATATGAGCACCCTTTCCCCCACTCGGTATAACTACGTCGCCGTGGCCGCTACGTCCACGACCGCCTTCGGATCGGTTGGCGCGTACATCCAGCGAGTGGTTGTCAATGTCGCATCGAACACCGAAGCGTCGGCCATCCTTAAAGACGGCAACACGACTTTGGTGAGCTTCCCGGCCACGACCACCGCAGGCGTATATAGCGTTGAGCTGAACGTCGCCACCAAGGGCGCGATCACCGCCACTTGCAGCGGTAACTCCTCAATGGCCGTCGTTGGCCTGTTCAGCGATTACGTCTAATGAGCAAGGCAGGACTGTACGCAAACATTCTTGCCAAACAGGAACGGCAAGCTCGGCAACGTCGGGAAGGGCGCCCGGTAGAGCGCACCCGCAAGCCTGGTGAGCCTGGCGCGCCCACCGCAAACGCATTCCGACAATCAGCCAAGACGGCCAAGAAATGACAGCAGCCTGGCAGCGCAAAGAGGGCAAGAACCCGAAAGGCGGTTTGAACGCCAAGGGTCGTGCCAGCTACAAGGCCGAGACGGGTGGCACCCTCAAGCCGCCGGTCAAGTCAGGTGACAATCCGCGCCGCGCTTCCTTTTTGGCTCGCATGGGCAATATGCCTGGGCCAATGGTTAAGAACGGTGAGCCGACACGCCTAGCCCTCGCACTCAAAGCCTGGGGCGCCGGCAGTAAGGCGGAAGCCAAAGCCAAGGCAAAGGCCATCAGCAGCCGGAACAAGGGGAACGACTGATGGAACAGATGATGAGCCGCGATCTCGAGAAGTATCTCAAGACGATCGGTCAGTACGACAACGAGTTTGCCAAGTGGTCAGCTCGCACCAAGAAAATCATCAAGCGTTACCGTGACGATACCCGCGGGCAGACGCTCACCGAATCGGCCAAATTCAACATCCTTTGGTCAAACGTGCAGACGCTGAAGCCTGCCGTGTACGCCAAGCTCCCGAAGGCCGACATCAGCCGCCGCTTTGGCGACAACGATCCGGTGGGTCGCGTAGCCGGGCAGTTGCTCGAGCGCGCGATCGACTTTGAGATCGAGCATTACCCCGATTTCCGCTCGACGATGAGCTATTGCGTTGAGGATCGGTTCCTTGGTGGCCGTGGCACAGCTTGGGTGCGCTATGAGCCGCACGTTGCGCCGATCGGCATTGAGGATGATGGCGTCAGCGTGACGTCAAACATCGAGCAGGGTGAAGGCGCGCCGCCGTCGCTCGAGCGTATTGAGTACGAGTGTGCGCCCACCGATTACGTCCATTGGCGTGATTTTGGCCACTCCCAGGCGCGTACCTGGGAAGAAGTCACCTGCGTATGGCGCTGGGTCTACATGACCCGCGAGGCGTTGGCAGAACGGTTTGGCGATGAGATGGCGCGCAAGATCCCGCTCGACCAAGGGCCAGAGCCGCTCAACGCCTACAACGAGTCCAAGCGTACCTACAACCGCGCAAAGATCTGCGAGCTGTGGGACAAGGAAAAGCAGAAGGTCTATTGGTTCTGCAAGGGAATGCCGCAGATTATCGACGAGCGCGACGATCCGCTTGGCCTTGAGGGCTTCTTCCCGTGTCCGAAACCGCTGTATGCCACGATCACTAGCGACACGCTGGTTCCGGTTCCTGACTTCGTTCTCTATCAAGACCAGGCGATGGAGTTGGACATCCTGTCCGACCGCATTGATGGCTTGGTTAAGGCGCTGCGTGTGCGTGGCGTATACGACGCCAGCCAGCCTGCGCTGCAACGCCTACTGACGGAGGGCGACAACAATGCACTTATACCAGTTGATAAGTGGATGGCTTTCAGCGAGAAAGGCGGCCTTAAAGGCAGCATTGACCTCCTCCCGCTCGACACCCTCGCCAACGCCCTCCTCCAATGCTACCGAGCGCGAGAGGACATCAAGTCCCAGATCTACGAAATCACGGGTATCTCGGACATCATCCGTGGGACATCCTTCGCGTCGGAAACGGCGACCGCCCAGCAGATAAAAGGGCAATATGCTGGCTTGCGATTACGCGCGTTGCAGGAGGACGTTGCCCTCTTTGCGTCCGAGCTGATTCGCCTCAAGGCGCAAGTCATGTGCTTGCACTACCAGCCCGAGACGATTTTGGCGTATGCCGCGGCTCAACAGATGACACCAGCGGATCAGCAGTTGATCCCGCAGGCGTTGCAGCTGCTCAAGGACAAGCCGCTACGCAATTTCCGCATCGACATTGCCGCCGATAGCCTGGTGATGCTGGATGAGAACCAGATGAAACAAGACCGTTTGCAGTTCCTGCAAGCGTTTGGTGGCTTCCTCGCGCAAGCCCTGCCGGTTGGCCAGGCGAGCCCGCAGATGGTGCCGATGATGATGGAGTTGCTGCGCTTTGGTATGCAGGCATTTAAGGCCGCGCGACCGATTGAGGGCCAGATTGACTCCACATTGCAACAGTTGCAGCAAGCCGCGATGCAACAGCAGCCTGATGGCGAGCAACAAGGCAAGCAAGCCGAGTTGCAGCAGAAGGGCCAGATGGAAGCGTCCAAGATGCAGATGGAGTCGGCGCTACAGCAAGCCAAACTGCAACAGCAAATGCAGATGGAGCAGCTCAAGAACCAGACGAAACTGGCAATGGAGCAGCAAAAGCAGCAATTTGAGGCGCAGTTGGAGGCGATGAAGCTGCAAAGCCAGCAAGAGGCCGCTAAATACAAGGCAGATCTTGACGCTCAAACGCGCCTAATCATCGCGCAAATGAATAAAGCCCTGCCAACATCATCATTCAGCACGTTTTGATCAATGAAACGCACCTACGTCTACATTGATGGCGAGTTTGTTGAGCGTAAGAAAGACGCCAAGGGCCGTTATCACTACGTCGTGCCTGACATCGTGCCGTACAAGAGCATGATTGACGGCAAGATGGTGACGTCCCGATCGGAACACCGACGCCATTTGAAAGCGCAC